CTGTAATGATCCATCAGAATAAGCACCTCCCTTTCGGCTTGGAACCCTCGACCGTCGGCTCGGGCACCGGTGTCATCTGCGAGTCCAGCAGGTTTGACAGGTACTGTTGGAGCTCGGGGAGCCGCCCCTTGTAGTTCTCGAAGAACGTCGGCCACTCGGCCTCGGGAATGCCGCAGAGCTTGAAGCCCTCGATGATGTCCTTGACCTCGTCGCCCTCGTCGGGTTCTGGATCGGGAACCGCGGCGATCGGGGCCTCGATGACGGGACCCGGCGGCAGTGCCTTCTCCGCTTCCTGTAGCGACTTCGGGTACATATCGTCGGCGCACTCGGCAGGCGTGGGTGGCAGTTCCATCGGCCCGCCCAACTGGAGCCGCTTTACGTCCAGCAGGGATGCCTCAAGGTCGAGGCGTATGCAGTGGTGGATCTGCCTCTTGCGCTTCCCGTCCTTGTCCTTGCGGCTCGTCTCGTAGGGCTCCCGGTACATCTTGAGCGGGATGCCATCTATACGTCCGAACAGGGATTCAAGGGTGTCCAGGAAGGCCAGCGTGTTCTCGATCGACCGCCAGCCTGAGGTCACCAGGTCGTACACACAGAGGCCGGGGACCCGGTAGCAGACGAAGGTGAGTATCATCTGCCGCTTGCACGACCCGCCCACAGCGTGTTCGCACTCTTCGCCGAAACAGTCGATCTCCGCGCCCGCCTCCATGTCCCAGGCGGTGACCCCGTTGCCCCGGCACTTCGGGCCGCTCTGGCCATATCTCATGTAACAGGTGTCCGCTATGGACCGCTTGTCGTTGATCGGGAAGATAACGTCGAGTTCCCGGCATTTCAGCGCCTTGCTCAGAGCCTTGGCGGTCTTCTCGTCGGGGAGCTTGCCAGGCTGGACTTTCGCCAGGAGCCCTTGCAGGATTTCCAACTGCTTCTGGTGCTGCTCGTGCTTCGCCTCGTCGAGGTCGCGCCTGAGTGCATCGTTCAGCTCGTCGATCTTGATCTCTGCGTACTTGAGAACAACCGCAGGCGCGTCCGTCAGGTTCAGGTAGTCGAGCTCCCGCGGGTACTCACGGTCGTTGTCGTTGATTTCCTTCTCCCCGAGCCTGGCGCGCCCGGCGCGGGGAAGGCGGAGCGGTCTGCTCTTGAGCGCCGCTATCCCCTCTGGTCGTTGTAGTGTCATGCCGTTACCCCCTGTGTCTCGCGCACCGCTGCGCGCATTGTCTGAACCTCGAGCTCCGCCAGAACCTCGGCAAGGTCGTACCTCCACAGCCTGCCGATCTTGTGTCCTGGTATCGCTCCTTGTTGGGTGTACTCGTACACGGTCTCCCGGTGGATGCCGAGATAGTCCGCGAGTTCCTGTGCCGTCACAAGCTCAGTTGAAAAACCGCAACTGGCCGTCAAACTTCTTCTCCCCCCTGTCGATCATCTGGACCTGATGGAGCGTGGAGAACATGAACTTGAGAGATTGCTGCGCGGCGATGATGTAGTTCACCGTCGAGAACATCTCCGCTTGTACCTCCTGCACCAGTTCCGATTTCCGCTTGTCCGTCCTGGTCGTCTTGTCGTTCATGGTGGTCTCCCTTCACTCGGAGTCCACCTGCGTCAGCTCGTCACTTCCAGCCGCCCGCTCTACCTGTGAGTGTTCCTTTGCCTTGGGTGACGAAAGCCATGGCAGAGCGGACGAACACAAGGGACGGCTAGTGGCCGGCGGCTTCGCGGGCAAGTGCATCCCGTCGGTCTTCAGCTTCCTCGAATCCGATACCAGGGCAAGGGTCTTCGCACTCATGCGAGATGTCATCCAGCAGTTCCTCACCACACACACGGCAGGTATCGGGTGGTATGGTGTGGTCGGGTTCATCGAGCGCGCGGCGTCTGGCCATCTCTGCCGACGCTTCCTCGGCCACTTCCTTGAACGGGATCGCGTTGTAGATTCTCTTGGCGTCCTCGATTGTTAGGGCATTTTTGTCGATGTGGTCGTAGTGGTTGGGGTTCATGTCGGCGTCGATCTCGATCTTGAGAGCATCGTTTATCAGGTTGACCCTGAAGAACTCAAAATGCTCAGGGATGGCCAGTTTCGCGGCGGGCCATTCGTGGCACAGCGTGTCGAAGCTAGACCAGTTGCGATACGGCTCCCTGTCATCGTTGTACTTGACTACGATCCAGTACTTGCAATCCTCTCGTTTCATCTCGTCCCCCTTCCGGGCTTGCGCCCTATGCCAGTTATGCCGACCGCCCCTTCTGCCGCTCCATCTCCTGCTCACGGAACTTTCTCAGCCACTTGATGCGCTCGACGCCCAATGTGTGAATCAGGTTGTTGGTGTGGCATCCAGGCTGGATCTCGAACATCTGCCGCCAGATATCTTCGTTGGTGACAACAACGGCCAGGTCCCGGTATGCCTCTGTGTATTTCACTGGATGGCGAGCCGGGGAGAAGGGATCACGGAGAACGTCTATCGCGGGTCGTATCTCGTTTATCAGTCTCAGTAGGGACACCGGGTTAGTTGCGCTCATTCGTCTTTACCTCGTAACCGTCCGTGACGCTCCGTGCCGTTGTCAACGATATTAGTCCCTCAGTGTCTCATTGTCAACCACTTTTTCAGAAAAAGTTGCCATTGGCACATCCAGACCTGCCAGAATTGTGACCATGACATCGGAGAAATGGGTGGAAGAAGTAAAGAAGCAGATGGCCGCAAGGCATTTCAGCCAGCAACACTTGGCTGATCGTGCCAGCATGAGCCGTAGTACTGTGTCCCGCATACTCTCCAGCCAGAGGAATCCCAGCCAGTATTCACGGCGGCGGATCGAAGAAGCCCTGGGGATGCGGCAACCACGCGGGCCCACGCCTGCCGATATCCGTAGTCTCCTCCTGCAATTCCCGGAATTGACCGACGAGGATATCGAGGATTGCATGAATCTACTGCACGGCAAGTTCGGGCGGCACCGAAAAGACCACGGGAAACACGCGGCAACGGGGTAGGGGGGAAGGTCTTATGCGCTGTCGTCAACATTGCAGACTACACAAAAGGGGTGGGGAGATGAAGAAACCTGCGGGGATATGCGGCATGATACTACTGGTGATACTACTGGCAGGTTGTGGGACGTCGAGCGCGCCCAGAGCAGAGAAGTCCAGCCCGGCCGCAAAGGCGGAGCCGGGAGTGGGGCAGCCTGTAGAGGCGGGCGATGTGACGGTGACGGTCCATACGTGGGCGGCCTCCCAGGGCGACGACTTCAGCACCCCGGCGGAGGGCAGCCAGTATATCGTCGTGGACCTGGAGGTCGATAACGCGGGCACCGCTGGCTATCCATTCTCGACGATGGTGATGCTGTCGATCGTGACCCCGGCGGGCTACGAATATTCTCAGGCCATGTACTTCCCGGAGCCGAAATTCCCGAACGGGGATATTCCGGGGAGCGGGAAAGCGCGGGGGAACGTGGCCTTTGAGGTGCCGGTGAATATTGGTACGATGTCCTTGCAATTCAGCCCGGTCACAGGCGATAGCGTGAGGATCAAGTTGCAGTGAGCGCCTTCATCCGCCGACGAGTACTCCCCTCGGGCAACGTCCGTTACTATGTCGTCGCGGTCATCAACGGCAAACAACGAGGGCGCGGCGCGTACAAGCTCAAGAGGCACGCGGAGGCACGGCTACGGGAAGTCCGAGACGAGCTCGCGATGGGTGGCGGCCCGCGGGAGGCGACGTTCACCGAGTTCGCCGAGACCTGGTTAAGCGACTATGTGCGGCTCAACGTGCGCCGGCGCACAGCCCATGATTACGAGACGATCGTGCGCGTGCGACTCTCTCCCGCCTTCGGTGACATGATGCTCGCCCACATACGGCCCTCAGACGTGCAATCGTTCCTCGCCGAGATGTCACGCGAGGGGCTGTCTCCCGCGACGATCAACAAGCAGCTGGTGCTGCTCAAGGCGATCTTCGATCGAGCAATCGAGTGGGGATATCTGCGGGAGAGTCCGGCGCGATTCGTGAAGCGGCTGAAGCAACCACACCGGGAGATGGATTTCTACGGGCCGGACGAGATCAGGCGCTTTCTCGAGGCGTGCCCCGCCGGCGACCGCCTGCTGTTCGCGACCGCGATATTCACCGGGCTACGGCAGGGTGAGTTGCTGGCCCTGCGTTGGCAGGACATCGACCTCGTACGCCAGGTGCTCCACGTGCGACGCACATACGACCCGGCGTTTGGGTTCAACGAGCCGAAGAGCGCGGCCGGCCGGCGCACGGTCTACATGCCGCCCGACCTTGTGGATATGTTCCGCGACGAGGGATTCGCGAAGGCTCCGGCAGACCTTGTCTTCTCGACCGAGTACGGGTTGCCGATCGACCCCGACCATCTCAGGCGCTACATGTTCTACCCGAATTTCAAGCGCGCGGGTCTCCGGGAGATCCGCTTCCACGACCTGCGCCACACTTACGCGGCCATGATGATCGCGATCGGCGCGAGCCCGAAGTTGCTCCAGGAGCAGTTGGGCCACGACTCGATAGACACGACGTACCGGCATTACGGTCATCTGATGCCCTCAGTCTCAGAGGGCGTGGCAAAGCGCATGCAGGAGCTGGTTGGCGCAGAGAAGGTCGAGGCGCTTGAAGTCGATAATGTGGTGCCTTTCAAGAGCCAGCGGGAGCGGAGAGGTGGCACATAGATGGCAGGCGCCAGCCATATCTACCCTGGCAGGACGGTGAGCACAAGCGAAATACTGCACGGTCTAGCCTTTTGTGCGTGGAGCCGGCGATAGGATTCGAACCTACGACCTGCGCATTACAAGTGCGGGGGAGCGCGTCCAGCCGTTGATAACTGCGTCCAGCGATAGGTGACAGAAACCTCATGGTGAAGCGGTTCTCGGGGTCGTCACGTCCAGTGACAGATAACAGGATTTAACCTTGTCCAGGTTGGACAACGTGGCATATGGGTGGCACGGAGTCCTCCAGAAATAATCCCAGAAACTTCTCGGATACCCCTTGACGCACTTTGAGAGTGCATAGTATAATGCACCTAGAGAGTGCAGACCGAGACGGGAGGCGCGAGATGGCAAAGCACACAGGAATCGCCGGGGGATGTGGACACGAACACACCATCCACGTAGACGGACCGTATGCGGAGCGTGAGCGTAAGATCGAGTGGTTTGAGCGCGAGGGACTGTGCGGCGACTGTTACAAGGCCCAGCGTGCAGAGCAGGATGCCAGAGAGCGCGAGGCAGAGCGCAATCGCCCGGTTGCCAAGAGCGAGGTTGTGGCGGTCATGAGAGAGCGCAACTTGGACGCGGCGGCGGTACTCGAGATGGTCGGAATGACACAGGCAGAGGCAACGGACAGCCAGCAGGAATTCCTCGACCGCGCAGGTGTGGCCCTGGGACTGCGATAACGAAAGGAGAGGGAATATGAAAAAGATCATCGACGGACTCAGGTACGACACGGAGATCGGGGTTGAGATCGGTAGCGCGGATGCCCACTGCCCGAGATCGGATTTCAACTGGTGGGAGGCGACACTCTACCATACACCGCGATCAGGACGGTATTTCCTGGCAGGCGAAGGCGGACCGATGACAGCGTTCTCGGCACCCGTGAATGGCAACATGCGCGGTTACGGCGAGCGCATCATACCCATGAGCGCGGAGGATGCGCTGGAGTGGGCCGAGCAACATCTGACCGTGGACGAGGTGGAGGCAGCGTTCGGCGATCAGGTCAGGGATGCATGACAGGGTGCGATCAAGGCCCCGCTTCGGCGGGGCTTTTTTCGTGGAGGGAGACGAGGGTGACCTCAGTTCGGGGATTCTTGCGGTCGTTCTCGAAGCGGAGACGGTACTCGGGCAGGACGTCGCTGTTGTCGTCCGGGATTATCCTGCCCTTGAAGTGGTCGATGATTAGCTTATCGAGGGTGAGCAGGTAGTTGGGGACGTCGCGGCGCCGGTTGCTCTTGAAGTACATGACGGCCTCGACTCGCGCTCGATCAAACCACGCCTTGCCGGCCACCCCTACCGCCGCGGACACAACGGGCGCCCATGCTTTGACCAGGTCGTCCTGGTCGTGATAGTGCATACGGTTCCACGTGTTGCCCGACGGCGGTGTGTGAGGGATGGTGATCGTGTAGGGGATCGGGTCGCTCACTTTGCGATACTAGTCCTGTAGTTAACGAGCTCCTCGATCTCCGTGCCCGCGAAGAATAATCGATACTCTGTCTGCGCGATCGTAAAGATCGTGGCGATCGCAACGATGACCGCAGTCCCGGTGAACAGTCCAGACGCCCATGCCGTGAGTACGCCGGCGCCAGCGCAGGCCACCAGGGCGATGACGAAGTTGACCTTCTTTGGCCAGCCTGCCTGCTTGAGCAGGGTGACCAGGAGCGGCATGACGATGCCGACGATCAGGGCTGCAGCTTCTACCTTTCCCATGTGATTCACCTCCTACGTGATCTCCTGCCAGCGTTCCGCGTAGAAAGGCTGGTCTCCGGTGAGAATGATTTCGAGCTCGCCCGCGTTCGGATTGCGGAACGTGCCCCCGATGTCGAACACGTCAAGGCTCGACCGTTTCGGACTCGACGGGTCGATCTTGCGAGTGACGTTGCCGAAGTCGCCGCTCGACTTGACCTGTATCTGCACCGTGAGATGCAGCACCCCCGACCCGCGGTTGTCCACGTGCATCTCGGCCTTGCCGTTGCGGATGCCGATCTTGCCGGTAGTGACCCACTCTTTGACAGGGACCGGCCCGCTGTCTGTGATTGCCAGTGCCATTTCCTCCTCCTCTACTGGTTCTCCGAAATATTTGATGTATGCGTTAGCACAGGCGTATCCGACCCGCTGCGCGTTGTTTTGCAACCATGTCCGTTGTGTTGGATTCGAGACGAAGCCCAGCTCGATCAACGTGCATTTGCATAAGTGGGTGAACCGCCGGTTGCCATAGTAGTGCGCCTCCCCGACGGTTATGTTGAAGGCGTCGAATCGGATGCCCGTCTCGGCGGCGTACGTGTCCCGCAGGATCATCGCCAGGTGATTTGAGCCCGGGTGCATCTCGTCCCAGTAGCCGACCGAGAATGTCGATCTGTTCCCCCCGTCGTCACAGTGGACGAACAGCGCGCCGTCGTGGTCGTGCTGAAAATTCCCGGGCTCCGATTGCAACCGCCCGTCGTAATGGGTGACCTTGTGTCCCGCAGCGCGCAGGCGAGCCTCGATATGTGGCACTACCATGAGCAGCGTTTCCTCCTCATGACCTGCGCCTGACTGTCCGTTCACGTGACCGATCTGTACGGCTATTCGGGCCATGATTCCTCCAAGATTCGCGCCAATAAAAAAGCCGCCCGTAGGCGGCGCAGCCAGCGTCTCCAGCGTTTCAATGCGCAAGTACCTTCACGGCCAGGATGATTTCAAACACGATAGCAGTGACGCCCACCAGCGCGGCAAATCCCTTCCATGCCCAGCCCGGTAGCTTCAGCTTCTGGTCGTGGGTGCCTACGCACTTTTCCAAATCGCTGATAGCCTGATCGTGCACCTTCGCGCACTCTTCGCGCTTGTCCTGTTCGCGGTCTATGCGCTCGTCGATCTTGTTGTAGACGTTGTTGAACCCGTCGGTGATCTCTTTGCGCATGTCCGCGAAGCCCGCGATCTGCGTCTGTTCAATCCTGTTGAGTGATCCGTTGAGTTCCGCTCGTGTAACGTTCCGGTCATCGGGGGCCATGACAGTCCTTTCAGCTTCGGCAGGTGTGGACGATGATAGAGACTCGTACGACGGCAGCGGCGTAGGCGGCGCTGTGATAGCAGGTGAGCGCGTATACCGTAGCTCCCGCGGCGACCGTTTGTGCGACGACCGCCTGCAATGGTACCGGTATCTCCTGATTCGCGGTGTTTCGATAGGGCGCGGCTAGGTATAGGGCCGCCCCTGTCGTGAGATTGTAGAGCTGTGGGATAACCAGATTTGCTCCAGTGTCTGTATTGTACACGCCACATACGCACTGCAGCCAAATGTATCGGTTCGCCTCCACGGTAATTGCTGGCAGGGCAAGGATCGTCGTGCCCGGCGAAGCGGTGACTCCCGAGGCCACTGCTACAGGGCCGGCCTCCGTGGCCACCGAGTGAAACACCCACTGGCGCAGCGGATGGCCGTCCGCTTCCACCTGCGACGTTCTCATGCCACAGTCCTTGCCTCGATGCGCGCCAGCATTTTTTCCATCATCATTCCCATTGTTCCCGGGGAGACGGTCAGCTCGTCAACGTTACCGCCCGACCTGACCGTGCAGCTCGTCTCCGCGATCTCGAAGGTCGAGAGCTCGTTGATTATCCGCGCCTCGGTCGAGCTCATCCTGCGCGTGTACAGATCCTTGAAGTGGATCAGCTTCCCATCCTCCACCGACGTGAGCGGCACTTCAACGCCGGTGGCCGCGCTTGTAACGCGGGTGACGACAAACGAGGACTTCGGGCGCATCCTCTTCCGCTCCGCCAGGGCGACGGCCGCCATAGCTGCAGCTTGAGCAAGTGTTGACTTTCCCTGAACGGCAAGGACACCGTCACGGCGCTTGTACAGATCCTTGCTTGTCTGATCGGGAACCGCGGTCCCCGTGAAGTTGACCATGTCCGTGTTCGGATACCAGAAATATTTGTAGAGACTGCCGTCCGTGGTGTAGCTCACAAACAGGCAGTTCTCGATTTCCTCGATTGAGTAGTCGAGCTGGTACTTGGCATCCTGCGCTCGGACCTCGTAGGCTGCCGTCGTCGGGTAGGGCTCGTAGTGGAAGCCGTCCGCGCGCATGCCGTAGTAGTAGCCATTGGCCTTGTTGATTTTGTCGAGCGCTTCGGCAAAGTATGTGCAGGGCGACAAGTCGATGCCGTACGGGAAGTTAAAATCGGACGTGTCGATGAGCCCCACATCGTAGTCGAGGTCGGTATCGGCAATCAGATTATTCGTGATCCACGTCGAGCCCTTGCCCGACGTGAACGGCGCGACGACCTCCCTGGTGGCCAGTCTGTAGCCCAGGCCGTCGGCCTCGATCGGCATCGAGATCTGGTCCTGGACGTCGGAGACGGGCGCAATAATATCGCCCGCCCATCGCACCTTGCGACCATCGCGAACGATTATCCTGTTGGTCGGCTTGAGGTCGTCATGGTAACGGCGGGGATCCCGCTTCACAGCGAACGAGCAGGGGCCGAATCCTATGCCGATCATCGAGCCGAACGTCAGCTCCTCGATCTCAGCCTCGATCGAGGGATATCGTTTCGTCTCCGTCGGATCCCAGACCTGGAGCGAGATCATTTGAAGTACAGCTTTGTCCGTGGCCGCCAGGATATCGTGAGGTCAAAGAGGCTCATGCGCATGTCGCCCGTCACCGTATTGACCCCGAGCACGGTCATGTTGGTGCCCGCTGGATCGATGTAAAAGTGGGGCGTGCCGTCAACGTCGGTCGGGTCGTGAGTCATGGCCGTCGAGGGCCCGCCGTCCTTAGAGTCGAAAACCTCAGATTGCGAGCTGTTGATAATCAGGTAGTTGCTGCTGATGTCGTTTACCTTCAGCCAGCGGTCGGTGGGCACGATGGCCAGATGGTCCACCCACAGCTTGACCGCTGCGAGAGATGCATGGGCGACCAGTCGGGCGATCTGGTCGATGTTGTTCAGAAGGGCATCAACGTGGACCACGTGAGACGCTATCGCGGTATCATCCCACGTGTCGGAGAGCAGCAAAGACTCTTTCCATACGGTGTTCGGGTCGCCCAGGTCAACCTCGTCCTCCGCGTACTGCGAGGTAATGACCACTCCGTCGATCGTCTGCAAGAGTGTCCGCAACGTGCCCTTGTCGTAGGCCGTCGATGCGGAGAAGGATATGCCCGCGCTGACCGCGTACTGGTTGCCCGCGTGGGCCAGCAGGTTGTAGATGAAATCGATCGTCTCCCCCGCGCTCAGAATACGGTAGCAGTTGCCGTATCGGTAGATGTTGTAGGCGAGGGTTCCCGTGGGTGCTCCGAGGACAGGGTGAAAGTCATCGTGGTTTTCGTTGTCTCGCTCGCCGATTGCGAGGATCGTCAGCGCCAAGGAGTCGGGAGTGCCGATGCCTCTGAGGACCGTGCCTGTGGCCTCAACGGCCCACCCGAGGCTGGTACTCAGGATTGATATGCCGTACACAATCGATGGAGCCCCGCTGTCCTGTCTGATCCAACCGCTGCCGCTCGATACGAGAATCGTTCCACTATTGCCCGACACCCAAACGTGGGTGGCGTCCACGCCGTCCACCGCCTGGAGAGTATAGACGACACCCGAGGTCATGGCCGTCCAGGTCGTGCCGTCGTAGAAGAGGATCGTCCCATTCTGCCCGACGGCCCAGACGTGCGTGGCATCATATGCCCATACTCCGTAGAGGTCGCTGGTGGTACCGCTCGTCATAGGCGTCCATGTCTCTCCGTCGGCAGAAAATAGGATGGTCCCGTCATCCCCAACTGCGTAGATATGCGTGGCATCGGATGCGTGAACGCCGCGCAATGTAACGGTCACGCCGCTTGTCTTAGCCGCCCACGTTGTGCCGTCGGCGCTCTTGACGATAGCACCACCGGCGCCCACGGCGATGATGTTATTTGCGGCGATCGCGTGCACCGAACAGAGGGAAGGGGCATTGGACCGCTTGAGCGAGATGTCGTCAAACTCAACCCACGGCGAGGTCATTCTCCCGGTGCCGAACACAGCGCGGCAACGTACGCCGATATAGACGGTGCCCGACAACAGGCTAGAGGCCGCGACCGTGACTTTTTTGTAATAATATCCGACGGCTCCGCTGGTCGTACTCACGGTCCCCAAATACGTTCCGCTGCCATTGAAACACTGTATGGAGACCTCGTAAGTAATGTCTCCCGCCCACATGTCGTCGTATCCCCTGACCCATGCCGATGCCGTGTAGCTCGCGCCCGCCTCTATGGGCGTAAGGTATATGGTTGCGGGCCTGATGTAACCGGAACAGCTTGACTCCGTAGCGGCGGTAAATCTCGCGGCGTAGGTTCCCCCATGCTTATCGGTCGTCCTGCTGAGACTGCAGTAGCCCGACGAGAGTGACTTCGACCATTTGGTCAGGTTGTTGGCATCCGTCCACAGTTCAAGGCCACCGTCATTTGCAAGCTCTGGGAACGCCGGGTAGGTCTGTGGAGTCCACGTCGAGCCGTCGCCGAACAGGATGTTGCCATAATTGCTCACAGCCCACTGGTGCGTGGTGTTAAAGGCAGTCACCGACAGCAGGTAGGACGAGATGCCGCTTGTCTGCTCCGTCCAGCTAAAGCCGTTGTAGAACCATATCTCACCGTTGATGCCCACAACCCAAACGTGCGTGGCGTCCAGCGCATAGACACCGTGGGGTTCTGCAATGCCCGGCGTTTCCGTCGCCCAGATCGGCGGCGCGAAGGGGCTTCCCAGGGTCATCTCGCACGGGGCGGGCAGATCGCCCTCCGCGTCGGGGATGACGAGGCCGAAGATCGATTCGGCTACGTGACCGGGAATGTATTCGGTCTCGCCGAAGTAACAGCAATCAACGTAGATCGTGGCCCCGTCTGTGAGCAACTCGATCTTGATGGTCGCCGTTACTGCTCCGTCGGGCATGGTAAACGTTCCTGGAGTGGCAACGCTTCCGGCCGCGTACAGACAGGCTACGTGGCGGTCGAACACGGACGCGCCTCGGGTGTTCCCCGCGAAAGCATATGTGCCGAGAGATGCGCTGGCGATATCAAACGCCTCTACGGTGACGGTCACGCTCACCGCAGCAGTGCTTCTGACTCGCACGTCTGTACAGTGGTAGAGCAGTTCGGTGACGGGTATCGCGGCGGAGGTGATGTAGCAATCGTCGGTGCCGCGTACCATCTCGACGCTGAGTGCCCCGTGGTGCTTTGTGGCCGCGGAGGACGCGATGGTAGAGCCGCCCGCCACGGTCCTGGCCCAGTCTACTATCTCCGTCGCGTTCCACTGCTCATAGCTCGGGTTGGGCGCCTTGTTCTTCAGCGGGTATAGATGACGTTTTGTGCCATATCCGCAGCTCGCCTCGATCTCGAAGTCGATGACCGATGTTCTTTCGTAGCCGAGTCGCCAGAGTCGGTCTGTGTCGAATTCGGGCGCGGGGATGGGGTCGTAGAAGGTGAGCGTTGGGGAACCCGCCGGTGAGTAAACGACGTGCAGGTGATGGTCACGCGCGGCATCGAGGAGCGCTATCGCCTTGTCCAACCTGTCGTCAGGATCGCTGCCCATGATCTTGATCGAGAAGGGGAGCATCACGCTCTCCAACTTGTCGAGACCGGGGCGGAATGTGCGCCCGTCGGTCAGCGGAGAATCGTTGAGCGCCTGCCTTTGCGTGGCGGGTCTGGGCAACCATGAGTCGAGCATGAACGCATAGTCGGAACCGTCGTTGCAGTCGAGTACGATCGAGCCGCCAGTGCTGTCGGTGAGCACGTAGGTATGGTCCACGAAAGCCAATTTGACCCTCGAGGGTGTGAACGTGAAGCTGTCGGTAGCGTCGTGCCCTGCGACGGAAACCGTGACCGAGATTGATCCACTGGCCAGATTCACTGGAATGGCGAACGTGATCGAAGTGTTTGACCATGACAAGGGGGTGGTGACGACTCCCGCGACGGTCAGTGTAGAGAGTCCCTGCGCGTCACCAAACCAGATGCCGTCTATCGTGACGGTCTCGCCGTAGTAAACCGCGTCTGATATCGCGTCGATCTCAACCTGTACCTCGTAGGTGTCACCGCCCCAGATATCAGGTTCCACAAGGGAGTCCATTATCTGAGCGTATGTGCCGTCATCGTAGGCGACGAGTGATCGTGCCGGTCCCTCGGGGGTCAGCGTGACGACTCCCGCAGCCTCGACATCGCTGTCCATGACCGTTGTCTCGGAGTAGGCGCGTACTGCCCGGCCGGTGGGCAATCCCGAGATGGTGATATTGGTCAGGTCTGACCATGCGGCGAGAGATGAGAGTGCGGCTATCAGCGCGGCATCCGTGATCGCGTTGCCCCAGGTCGCGGGGAGCATAAGTCCCTCGACAAGGCTTGCTCCTGCGGTAGTGCTGCCGAGATACGAGTTGGCCGCGACGACGGTTTCAAGCCCTGTCCCGACGCCGCTGTTCAACGTCTCGAATGGCACCCCGTCGAGCCATGCGCCCATGATGCCCGTTGCGGAGCGCGTGAGAATGATTATATGTACGACATTCGCCGCCCACGTTACAGCGGTGAGCGCGGCGGAAACGCAGGCTTTGTATGCGCTGGCGTTGTCGTAGACGTAGAAGTTGAGCTTGTTGGAGCTGAATTTCCGCAGGTAGATTCGGTTCTGCGATGCCCCGGTCCCCTGATTATCATAGATATGGTGAGTCGCGCCGTCGTCGCCCTGCCACGTCGTCTGCACGACGAACATCATGCTAAACGCCTGTCCCGCCGTGATGGAGGTCGGGATTGTGCATGACGTGTATTTGCCAGCTCCGATGTCGGGAGCGGTCGCGCCGAGAAGGGCTCCCATTGCGGGCGTGCCCGCCATGGTGAACGCAGTCGAGGTAACGAGGTCTTTGATCGAGGCCGTGCCGTCCATGAGGAGCAGGTCTACTGCATAACCTGTGGTGAGTTTTTCTATCACTAGTTGCCCCTCTTCATGAGCCGTCCGGTGTGATGCCCGCGCCGAGCAATCTTGTTCGCCGCGAGCGTGGCGAGGCGTTCGGCATCGTAGTTTTCGGAGACGGAATGGAGGTGGATGGTTTGATACACATCACCGGCGCCTGCCATACTCAGCGCATCGGCCATGACCTTCGGTACCGCCTCGAGAGGCAGCCCGATCTCCGGCCCTTCCTCGGCGAACATCGTCCAGCCAGGCTTGAGCTTTATGCCCCCCGATGCAAGGCCCCTGCCGCGCTTGGCCCGATCTGATTTCTCCACGTCGGCACCGGAAGGACCGCTCGACTCGCCCATGTGCGGGATAGTGGCCACGTCCTTGTGGAAGGGGATCAGGTTCCATGCCCTGATGAGATCGTTGATAAAGCCGATAACGATGTTGATCGCGCCGCGAATGATGCCCACTACACCGCCCCAGACAGCGTCCCACACTGCGCCGATGCCGTCCCAGATGTGCATGATGACGTTGACGATCGGGTCGATGATTGCGTGCCATGCGGCGACGATACCGTTCCAGATTCCCTCGATGACCGCCTTGACAGTTCCCCAGATCGCCTGCCATGCGGCGACGAGGCCGTCCCATACCGCGCCGACGACCGCCTTGATCGCGCCCCATATCGCCGAGGCAGCCGCACTGATCGCGTTCCAGATGCCGGTGACGACCGCCTTGATAGCATTCCACACAGCGGAGAACACGGCTTTGACGACCGTGAGCCACACGGTGAAGTAGAGCTTCAACGCGTTCCAGATGAAGCGGCCTACGGCGAGTATCGCGTTCCATATGCCGGTGATTACGGCCTTGATCGCGTTCCATACGCCGGTGAAGATCGCTTTGACGACCTTCAGCCACGTGGTGAAATATGCCTTGATGACGTTCCAGATCACCCGGGCGACCCCGGCTATCGCGTTCCACACGAGCTTCGCCGCGTTCTTGATCGAGTTCCAGATGAACACGAAGATGGCCTTGATCGCGTTGAAGACCCCGCTGAAGATTCCCTTGATGCCGTTCCAGAACATCTTCCAATCGCCGGTGAAGATGCCCTTGAAGACGTTGAAGATTCCCTTGATGATGTTGAACACGGCCTTGATGACGTTCCAGATCGCGGTGAAGTAGGTCTTGACCTGGTTGAAGATGTGCTTGCCGAAGCGGTTCCAGAGCTCGGTGATGACCTTGACCGCCACCTGGAAGATCGTCTTGATCGTGTTGAAGACATTGCGTATCGTGTCGCGGATCGTCTTGAACGTGCCGGAGCCGGTCTGAATCTTGTGGATAAGCTCGCCGAACCATTTCACCGCGGCGATCAATCCCTTTGCCGCCCAGTTGAGGGCGATGAACAGACCTTTGCCGAGCGGGGCCAGCACGGGCTTCAGGTTGTTGCCCAGGATTTTCATGCGGTCGCCGAAGGTGCGTGTGTCCTCGGCCGACTTGTTGATCGTGTCCTTGTTCTTCTTGACCGCCTCGGAAAACTGCTGGAAGTCGAGCTTGCCCTGTCGAATCGGGCCGACGAGTGTGCTGCCGACGCGCCCACCGAAGACCTCGTTTGCGATCGTCAGCGCTTCGGTTTCCGTGCGCGCGCCCTTGATGGCGGACATCACTTTCGGGAACTCAGTGATCGGGTCCTTGCCCGCCTTGGCCATGTTGGTGACGGCGACCTTGAATCCCATGAACGTCTTCGAGGCGTCGAGGCCGGACTTGCTGAGCATGCCGGTCAATGCCGCGGTCTGCTGGAAGGTCAGCCCCAACTGCTGGGCTATGGGAGCGGCGCTGCGCGTGGTGTCGGTCAGGCTCTTGATGTCGATGCCTGTCCGCTCCGTGACTTTATACAGGTAGTCCAGAGACGAGGACTGATCCTTCGAGGAGATGTTCCACGCGTTGAACGCGCCGGCGGCGACGTCGGTCATCTCCTTGAGGTCCACCTTGCCGATGCGCGACAGGTTGAGCATCTGCGTGGTCATCGTCTCGAGCGGCTTGCCCGTCAACCCGAGCTTCACGTTCAACTGCGTGATCGCCCCACCGACGGTCTCGAAGTTCTCGGGGACGTTCTTCCCCACGGTCTTCATGTTGTTCACGAGGACCTCGAGGGACTTCCCCGTCTCGCCCGTTCCCCGCCTGATCGCCCTGGTCCCCGCCCCGATGTCCTTCTGCGCGCCCACCGCGAATGCCCCGATGGCGATGGCGGCCGTGGCGACTCCGGCGGCGATAACCCCGGAGACCCCGCCCATCATCCCCGTTAGTTTGCCGAGCATGGGGCCTACGGAGGAGAATCCGGCGCTGAGGGCGGTCGTGTCGCCCCCGATCATCACGCTAAGTTTTTCGACAACCTTGTCACTCATTGACCGTTACCGTCCCGCCATAGATGTCGTTCAGAGCAGTCACCACGAGCAGCATGTCCTCGGGAGTTTGTGGGGGCGTGGGCTTTTGGAAGAGCAGGAAATCCTCGAGGCGGTAGGGCTTCGGCTGTGCCTTCGTATCCCGATTGGATTCGTAGAGTACGTAGGCTATGCGTGCGTTCCGATAGTCCTCAACTTCGAGGAGCTCGTTGTGGCGCTTAACCAGCGCGTCATACTCAATGGGAGCGAGATCCCAGAACTCGGTCTCGCCCAGGCCGAGCCAGATCCGTGCGTAGCTCCAGAGCCCTAGCCAGTCTGTGGGACCGCCGCCGCTTTTGGGGCATCGACCTCGGGCGTGGAGACATTGAGCACCTCTCCAAGCTTGTCCAGATACTCCTGGAGATTTGCGAAGTGGAAGAGGTCACGAGCAGTCTCTCGCGTCAACTCCTTGTCCTCGACCGCGAGCGTAAGCCACATCATGGTCACCAGGTCCTTGAACGTCAGTTTTGAGAGATCCTCGGAAACCTCGGCGAAGTCCTTTCCCGTGTGTTCTTCAAACCTCTCGGCGACGCCAAACGTGAACTGCATGTGGCGCGGCTTGTCGAGTTCGATCGGTACCTTTGGTGCTGCTTCTCCCACGGGAACCTCCTATCTATGCACGCGCGAGATGCAACGTGTACGTCTTTGCCGTCTTGCCCGTCTCCTGCACCACGATCGTGCACTCGGTCACCGAGCCCGCAGCGCCCAGCGTTATCGCACTCGATGGCACGCCGGAGGTGACAACCTGGGACGCACCGTTGGCCGTGATCGTTATCACGCCCGCGGCCGCAGTCGGCGTTATCGTGACGCTGGTTTCCCCAGTGGCTATGTCCACCACGTAGTTGTACACGGCGTTGGCTGCCGCCGGGATGATGGTGCCGGTCGTTACGACGAAGAACGCGCCCGTCAATCCCGTCGATGCGGTGACCGCGAGTGCTGGCTGTCCGGACGGCGAGAGCTCGGCTTCAAATGTCATCGCCTTGTCCACGGGCATCGGGCCGATCTCCCAGTCCGTGACGAGAGCCTTGAAAGTCCACGTGGCGCCCATGCTCGGCGGGAACGTGATGACGAAGTCCTGGAGGGTCTTGGCCTCCATGTCGGTCTTGAGCCCTATCTGTCCGAGCGTATTCCCGGGCAAGAAGTTGCCCTTGATAGGAACCTTGTCCATCTTGAGGATGGTGCCAATCTGCTCGAGATAAGAGCCCGCCGATTCGTGGCTTGTGACTTCTTCTGTGTCCATCGTGAGCTTGACGCCCCCGATCTCCGTGAGCTCGCCGATCAGGTTTCCCGCCCTGGTGAGCGTAACTCCGAAAGTTGACTTTGCTGCTGTTACCATTACTGGCCTCCTATTCCTGGAATCCGATCATGTAGTCAAGCGGCGCGTGAAAGCGCTGCGGCTCCGGTTCGTAGATGTCCCTGTCCGACACACACAGGCAATGCCCGATCTGCGTGACTCCCATTGCCCCCGAGTATCCGTCGAGCGCCGTTCTCACCTGCGCTGCCAGTTGTCTGGCACCCGCGTATGTGGCGGCCCAGCACGAGATTTGAAAGCGTGCCTCGGTGTAGTTGGAGAACCCTGCGTGTGAATAGGCGGGCATGGTCGATACGCGGATGAATACCAACGCGGGTAACACGGGGTCCTGCGGCAATTTCATGGCATGCACGCGCCCGCCCGCCAGCGGCACCGTCTCTAGGTATGTTCCGAGGTCGGCTTCGATGGCCATCGGCTACTCCGTGTCCCTCAATACCTGCGCCATGACATCCACAACCTCGGCTCTGTTCTCGTCAAGGGCCGGCCTGAGATATGGATGCGCGGGCATCTTCGAGGTCCCAAACTCTTGGTAGACGGCATATCCGATATCCTCGTCACTGTCTGTTCCCGATCCTGGTCCTACGGCTACGAGGCACTGCTTCGCGCTCTTCTCCGCAGTCTCATGGCCGATCGAATCCTTGAGCGTGCCCGTCAGGTACGGAGCGTTATTGCGCGCCGCGTTTTCGACTACCAGTGCACCCGCCGTCGAAGCGGCTTCCAACCGATCCGAGTATTCCTTCTCCTTGCGCTCGAGAGCGGCCATAAGCGCGCCAGCTCCTCGCAGTGAAACCCATGGGTTGCTCATCTCACGACCTCGCAGGCCAGGCGCGTCATCTTGCTATGTGAGTCGTGGGCGACGATAAGTATGTTGAGCGTCAGCCCGTCTACCACGGCGTGCATTTTCTCGGTGATGTCCGCGTAGTAGGCGGCGAGGACTACCGTGTGCGTGGCCACGACGTACGTCATGTCCGGGCGCTTGATCTCTCTGCCTCCGACACCGGCGGGCGCCATCACACAGGGGACGTCCGCGTGCAACGTCGCCAGTGTTTCGACCTCGCCCTTGTAGCCATCCCGCGTTATCGTCACGCTCTGTATGGTGCACAGCGAGGGGAAGAAGTCTGGAAGGCTGGTCAGCAGATCGGGATGGAGAAGCGGCGGCTTGTTCACGCGAGCCCCCGTAGGTAATCCTTGATCGTCTTCTCGCGCAGGCTGAACACATCGACGGGATTCTCCACGTAGTCGAAGCCGAGATCGTTCCCAGCCTGTAGCCGTAGTGAATCAGCGTGCGCCCGCAGCTCCTTCGCCTCGCTCGGCCCGTCAGTCGATAGGTCGAGCAACTTGATCCGCTTCTGCACGAGGATCTCGTTGTCGGCGATAACGTCCAAAGCCATCGCGGCGGCAAACAATATCGAGTCGCCGTTGAGTTCGAGGAACACGGCTATCTCCGCGTCGGTGAAGATCTCGACAGTCGCCGTGTCGGTGCAGAGCAGGCGCACCTTTCCCGCATCGGTCGCCGGGTCGTACGTCACTTCTTCGCCGCCTTAGCCTTCTTGGCGGGCTTCTTCGCAGGCTTACGGGCAGGCTTCGCTTCCTCGGTCTTCTCGATCGACGGGACCTCCGAAGGCTTCTCGTCAACCTTGGCCTCCGCGACTGCCGCTTCCTCTGCGGGCTTCTCGGCCTCTTCGACCACGGGCTCCTCTTCGGGCTCCGCGATGACCGGCGGCTTGAGGACCTTGAATATATCCTCCGCCTGATCGCGCCCGACAAGTGCCCTGGCCAGCGTGTCCTGCACTTCGTAGACCTTGTTGTACTCGAGGATCTGCCCGACCGTATGCACGGTCTCAAGCATTTTGATTCTCACGTCTCACCTCCGGGAAAAGAGAGGGAGCCCCGAAGGGCCCCCTCTGCGCTTGGACATGTCGGTCTCTAGGCGTGCACCTGCGCGTAGGCAAACCGCGGGTCGCGCGGCGCCCCACCGAGAACGTGGCGCACGCGGTAGTACGTGTTGTCCGATGCGAAGTCACCGCTCAGAGGTCCGAGCGGAGCCCCACTGACGGACACTTTGTCGGACCCCTTCATGCAGATCTCGGGAGTCTCGTGACCCTTGAGGAAGTCGAGCTCCGCGGCCACACCCTCCGAGGGATCGGCGAAGAGATACCATGTTCCGTTCCTGTTACCGCTCGTGTCTATGACCGAGAGCAACGGGTTTATGTGGAGCTTGAGCCCGAGCTGGGGCAACACATTGGTCGTCGGCAGCGGCACGTACACCGGCGGGTTGGCGTTCGCGCCACCGATCGTGTCCACCTGCTGGACGAACGCGCTCGTCAGGATGGCCCTCGCGGTGAACTCGAGCGCCTTCGGGATAACCAAGTGGACGCCCGAGATGCTGAGCACTTTGCCCTGTATGTCGGTCTGCCCGGCCATGAGGTTCAGCGTGGCCTCGAGGTTCTGGATGGTCAGCGCGAGCACGCCCTGGTTCGTCACGTTCTGTCCGTCCACGTCCGCTATCGGAGCGCCGAACAGAAGCGGGTTCGGGCCGGCCGCGACACAGATCTGGTTCGTCGCCTCGAACGCCTCGGTGTAGACGCAGGCGTTCGCGAACCTCTGCGGGAAATCGCTGAATGCGCCGAGGTCGTCGTTAATCAACGCCTCCCAACTGATGTCGAACTGGCGGCCATGCTTGTAGACCTGGATGTGGTAGTGCGCGTCGCTCATCGGAGCAACGAGGTACTCCCCCTTCTCGGCCACGCGCGGCAGATAGTTCTCGTTGCCCTGTACCTTGTGTATCTCCCTCTGACGGAAGTCACGGCAACTGCCGACCTTGATGTACTGTCTCCAGTCGGGCACTACCATCGCATAGCGGGCCAGGAGCTCGCGGTCGAGGATGCCGCCGAACAGCAGCGGGAAATCGCTCGTGGTGATGGCCTCCTCCAGCATCGCCGCGTGGCGGCGCGGGGGCAGACGGTCGGTGTTCTGCAACAGGTTGTATGCACGGTCCAGGGCGGCCTCGCTGAACTGAGCGCCGCTAATGCTACGGTAGCCGTCCCAGTCGTCCATAACTTCCATGAAATCATTCGGCATTACGGTCCCTCCTTGCGGAATAGCAAAAGCCCCTTCTCGGGGCTTCACATGGTGGTCTGTTTCGTCTACTCTGCCACCGTTTGCTTTTCCTTGGCCTGGGCTACAGCGATGTCCGTGTTGACATCGCTCTTAGTTAGGTTGTTTGCCTGTATCGCTCCCTCGATCGCCGCCATGTCGCGGTCAATCGCTTCTATCTGCCGGGTGTGATTCAGGCGCTCGTAAGCCAGGCTGCCGAGTCGCTGGTGGTACTTGGCCTGGCGCTCTGCGAGGCCCTTGCTTGTTACGTCCAACACTCCTCCTCTTAGGTGCTGTAGAGCTGCAGGAAGTGGATTACGCCCGCCACGTTGACGGCGATGGTGCCCGACGGTGTGGTCAGCGTATCCGAGGCGCTACCGCCACAAACGGTGAACGCGTCGAGCTCGAGTAGCGATTCCAGCGTTCCCGCCGTGCCGCTTGAACCCACGTGGATCGCGCTGCGAACAGCAGCAGCCGCTCCCGCGCCTTCGACCTTGATGTCGAGGCCACGCTGATACGGCGAGATCCCGCCGTTCTTGTTGTCGACGTCGATCTTCACGCCGGTCAGCGCTGACACCGAAGCGTCGGTCGCCTCGTCGTGCACGGCTTTGAACTCAGCCGCGGTCAACTCGCCTCCGGTCGAGATCACGTTATCGACCACTCGGATCTCCATGCCGTGGATCTGCTCGCCCGCAAGCATGATCGTCTCGGGCGCTATGCACGCCTCGATCATCTTCGCACGCCTCAAGGTGATGTCGCCCTCGAGCAGGAAGTTGCCCGCTGCCGTGGAGCCCGAGCCGAAGTGCAGGCGTCCCAGGTCGCCGACCATGGAACCGTGGACCTTGACCGCGACAAGCGTCGCCGCCGTGGTCGACGCGCTGACATCGCCGAGCAGGTAGCCGAAGGACACGTTGTGGTAGGGGTCGCTCTGGCCCGACAGGACGCCGGTCGAGCGGTTGATGTAGATGGGATTGCCAGCCACGAGGGCCTTCGCTATCCCGTCGCTCGTGCCGTCCGATACACAGCCGAGTACCGACAGGTACCAGATACCCTCGGTGTCGATAGCGATCTGGTCGGTCGCGGCGGCCGCGCTCGTGAACGCAACGCCCACGATATTCTCTCCGATCAGCACGGGGTCGCCGTGATCGACGAGCCCGTCACCATGAGTCGGGTGAACCAACTGGCTTTCCTCGACGGTCACGTGACGACCTTCGTATGTGCTTGAGCACTCCTCGCCTGCCGAGTGCCCGGTGGTCGCGTACAGTGCAGGTGTCGTCATTTCTTCCTCCTTGCTTCTCTTGTTCGCTTATCGGCCGCTGACGAAGATCTCGGCCATGCGCTCGGCCTCTTCGGCGCTCTTGCCCTCGCGCTGAAAATTGGCCTTGACGGTCTCCTTGAGTTTCGCCTTGTCGTCCGCGTTGCCGCTCGTACCCATGCCCTTGATCTTCCCGGCGCCGGTGAGTTTGGCGATGTAGTCGCTCTCCGCTTTGATCGCCTCGTCGATGGCCTTGCCGTACTCCGCGACGTCGAGTGCGCCGTCTTTCATGACGGGACTCTTCGAGAGGGTCTCGATAAGCCTGTTCTTCGTGATCTCGGGCAGGTCGGACGCGCCCACCTTTTCGGCAGACAGGTCGTGAGCTTCCCGCAACACCTGGGCTTCCTTGAGCCTCTGATTCTCCTCTACGAGCTTCGTCCTCTCATCCTCGAGGGTTTTCTTCGCTTCCTCGAGCTCCTTGACTTTCTCGTCGTCCATACGTTTCGCCTCCTCGCGAATATGTGTGTCTTCGGGTTCGGTATCTGCTGTATCTGCACCGTTCGCCTGGGTCCTGGCCGCCTCAAACATCTGGACGACCTCGCCCCCTGCGCCGGGGGTGGTCACAAAATCGACTGACTTGGCCGCGACCAGCTTCTCGATGATAGGGCCCTTCTTCCCGTCGGCCTCGCCCTTGACCGACTTGCCGAGCGCTCTGTGCGAGAGACCGATGTGCGGCGCGAGCTCTTCGATCGCGTCCTTGAACGGGCCGAACACCTTCGCCTGTGCGTAGACACCCGGGCCCTTCGCGCCCTGCTCGTCATATGCGCCGGCGGTTACGAGCTCGCCTGCCAGGTCGCGCAGGCTGCGCTCCGGGCGCTCCCGCTCTTCGGCAACCGTCGGGTGATCCCAGAACATCTTCGTCCCCGGCTTGTAGATCTGGGCGTCGCGGGCAAGCATCTCTTTGCTGTAGTAGCCGGACGAGCCCCAGCCTGGCTGAATGATCTTCACGGGCACAACGCCGTCCTTGACCACCCCTGCTTCCGCGAGGGGAATGACATCGCCTGCGATCTCGGAGATGCCATCCACGAGTGCCTCGGGTGTCGCGGCGGGCGTCTGTGCCTGTATGGGTTCATACACCGTCTTCTTCATGACCTCGAAGGGCTCGCCCATGGTCACCGTGCCCTTGTCGTCGCATGTGTAGTCCAGCTGGTAGTACCTGCCCGAGAGGCAGTAGATCAGGTGGTCGTCATAGACGTCTTCAACCCAGGGTCCGTCCATGTTCTCGCCGACGTTCATCCTGCTCTTGAGCGCGGTAGACAGGCGTTGCCGGATGTCGTTGTAGGACATGAAGCCCGCCTCTTTCAGTTGTGCCGGCACGTCTGCCTCCTTCTTGTCGGGGTTGACCTTCTTCCAGGCGGCGAGGACACGCGCCTTGACTTTCGGAAGATCGGCTTCCGGGATATCCACCTTCTGCCCGCGGAACCCGCTACCGAGCGCGGCTACGGCACGGCCAACCTGATCGGCGGTCTCTTTGGATTCGGGATTCGACCAGAGCCTGAGCTTCCAGCCGCTCGGCGTTTTCGGGTCCGGGACGTACGCGAACGCCTCGGGAGGATAGGCTTTGCCGCCCTCGGTCTTTGCCGCCTCGAGCAGTTCGGATGCATGGGCACGCGCACGCTCGGCTTCCTCGGTGCCGTCCGCATTTTCGAGCGCGTCAATCGCGGCGTCTATCACGACCTCGCTGACCTCCGATACGACGCGCCCGACTTCCTCCAGCCTGGCAAGCAGCTCATCCACTGCACAACCTCCTATGCGTTCTCTGCGGGTTTGACCCTGTACTGCACGTTACACCTGCACCCTGGGAATCTAGGCTCCGCCAGATCGCCCGACGGGAAATCCTCGTCGTACGGTATCCACCCTGCATCGCTGTTCTCGAGGCAGCCGTCAGATACGAGGTCGTCTCCCATGTTGACCCACGACTTCTCGACCTCTAGGCCGACCTTGAGCAACGGTTCTATGCCCGCCCGGTGGCCCTCACCATAAGCCGTGTGGCTCTCTGTGAGCGCGACAAGGTGCGCGCGAGACTGGATATGATGTTGTGGCTGGCCGACCGCGAATTCCTCATAGCGTTCCCTGATCGCCCGGGCCGTTCGGTTGTAGCTCCAGCCCTCCTCGACACCCTGTGTTACGAGGTTGCTGATGACACTTCGCGTGGACTCGTCGATCTTCGTGACCGCTTCTGCCGCATGCTCTTCCAACCACTTGACCGCCGCCGGGTGCTTCAGGCTGAATGTGAGCGCCGTACTGATCTCGCTACCCGCCTCGATGCCCGCACCGTACGCGACCTGCGTGTTCGTACGCAGCACAGCCTTCATCTGTGGCGAGGTCTCCGCGTCAATGCGGTCGAGGATGCGCGCCAGGTTGTCGGCGTCGATGTTCTCCGTGAACAGATAACTCAGCTTCGGGAACTCGACGACGAACAGGCGCCCCTGCTTCTTGAAGATCGCGGACATCTTGCGATCTATTTCCCTGATGACCGGAGCCAATGCTTTCTCGCGAGATACGAGTCGGGCGGCCTCGAGGAGCAGCGCAACGCCCCTGCTTATCCGCTCGTCAATTATCAACGGCAACGGACTGCTCCCCGCGCGCTTCTTCGACGACCTCCTGGAGTCCCTTGACCGCGGCGGCCAACTTGTTCTCAGCCGCCGACTCCTCCCCGGGGAACATGCGCTCGAGCATCGCGTCCGTGTCCTCCACGCCCAGCGCATTCAAGAGCATGCGCGCCAGGTCCTGCATCTCGATCGTGCCCGCCAGCGCCTGCCCGTTGAGGGTGGCTGCCTGTGCGATCGCCCTGACCGTGGCCTCGACGTCGTGCTCGAGTATCGGCGGGAAGCTGACAATGACCGTGGGGTCACCGGAGGCGAGCTGTATCTGCGGAGTGCCGTCGTCCTCCTCGTCTATCGTGCCCTGAAGTGTGCCATGCCTGACCGCCTGGACCAGCACGTATTTAAGGATGTTGCGGTAGATATCCGCCCACAACGTTTGCCTGCTCACCATCTTGAGCTCTGTCGGCCGGTCGAGTGATTTAGCAGTGGCCAGGGTACCGACACTAGCGTCACCGAAGAAGGTCTCGGGCGCGCCGAACACCATGGCAACCATGAGCAGCAAGCGCCGTCCATCCTCCGCATCGGTCGTCGCGCCCGCGGTCCGCATGGGTTCCATCCGGAGACTGCCTGGCTCTACAAGCATCGAGGCCACGGTAGGCGGCGGATTCTTCTCCGTGCCCGTGGCTGGCAACGTGCTCTCGAACTTGGACTTGATCGCCGCGACTGCCGCCGAAGACTTCGCGCCCGACGCCTTGAATGCAAACCGCGCGTACGCTTGGACGATCGTAGACCAGTTCTCCAGAAAATCCTTGTAAGCACGCGCCCAGTCGATAGCGGCGTAGACCTCGCTGACCCCGAAGCTCATGCGCGACAGGCCGCCCGTGCGCACGTGGTACACGGGATTGTCCCACATGACATCAGCGTCTCCGATCTTGCCGGGCCTCTCGTCTCCTGTAGGCTGATAGCGCCAGTCGGGATAGTACGCCTTCTTCGTCTCTATCCTCATACCCCCCGTACTGACATCAAGTGTGTTCTGGGACCACGTGCGCTTGTAGTACCAGGGCTCCTTCGAGTCCTCCGGGTTCCGGATGATCTCGGTTACCTCGTCAACCGGGATTGTGCGAACCCTGACCCGCCCGTTAGACGGTGTGGTGAAGAACGTGAAGAAGATGTTGCTCTCAAGCTGCAGATCAGTCTCCTTCTCCATGCGCGCCTGGTGACTCGTCAGCTCCGCCTCGTTCTTCGAGTCGCTTAGGAACGACTGCACGACCTCGTTGACCTCTGTGTTCTTCGCCCTGACGTTCATGCCCTGGCCGAACACGTAGTAGGTCTGCACGTTCACGCCGCGCTGGATCAGCGGATTCTTCAGGTACATGATGCGCGCCAACTTGCGGATCGTCTGCAGGCCGGCGAGTGAGAACTCAAGGTCGCTCGCCATGCTCAGGCGAACCCAACCCTCATCCTCGAGCGCGAGTTCGAGCTCGGCCATGCGCTCGGTCAGCACCTCGAGCATCGCGGCATTGCTCTCCACCGCTTCTTCTCTCAGCGCTTTGTAATCGGCCGGCACCCAAAGGTCATCCATCTTGCTCCTAGAATTGCGAGATAATCACGGGGTCTTCGTACACCACGATCGCCTCCTGCTTCGTCTCCTCCTTTGCACCCTCGAGTGAGTGGAGGATATAGCGCAGACAATCGGGCAGGTGGTCGTCCTTCTTGACGGGGTTCTCTTTTGCCAGGTCTCCGGTCACCGGGTCCACGGGGAACGAATACTTTTCCATCTGATCGACGAGCGCGGGACACTGGCCTCTCATGACCTTCAGCCGCCCGCTCTTGACGATCTCGGTGACCGTGCCTATCCCAGCGAGCACCGGGTTGCTGCCCGGGGCCAGGGGTCCGATGCCGTACTGCGCGAGCTCGTTGACATCGGTGAGCCGCGCCGGGTCGTAGATCCAGTGCTGTACAGCGCCGCGCACCTTGGAGAGCAATACCTCTGCATGCGCCTTCGCCGGGGTCAGTATCTCGCTGTAGTAGTCGGTGTACGCGTAGTAGACGCCGTCGTTCCATGCGAGGAAGAGCGCGCCGAAGAACACGCTGGGGTCGAGGCCGATGTAGACCGGCCAGTCGTCCGGGATGTCGAAGGGCTCGATGAACATCCACTCGCCGAACTCGGGGTAAACCAGACCGGCAGGCTTGCGGAACTTGCCGTCGTAGCGCATGGCGAACATCCAGCCGGGCAACGTCGCCTTCGCTCTCTCGTAAGCCGCCCGCGGATATTTCGGGTTGTCAATCGAGCGGAACTGGATGACGTCGTAGTCCTTGTCCCCGGCTTCCCAGCGCTTGAAGATCTCGTGGTAGTACCAGTTCATCGCCCAGGGATAGCCGGTGAACAGGATCGGCGCCTCGTGGTAGTCGGTGCGCGCCTGCAAGATCGGCCAGATCAAGCCTTTCATCTGCCCCGGTTCATCTACCCAGGCGGCGCGCAGGTGGTGGCCCTCTATGCGCTCCGGCTTGTCGGCAGACCTGAAGTAGATCTTAGAGCCTGTCTGCAGTTCGTAGATTCGCTTCTCCGCCTGCCACTCGCCCTGTAGCGCCGTGCCCTTGTAGTGACTGGTCAGATAGGGCAGCAGGTTGTCGCGTGCCATCTCAGACGTCGGGCCCAGCGCAAGATAACGCGCGTCTTTGATGCCAGCCTTGCGGTCACGCTCTATCCTGTCCGCCAGCCAGATCGGGCCCCACCAGGTCTTGCCGCCACCGGTGCCGCCCAGCATGACGATGTAGCGCGCGGTCGAGTCAAGCGTGCGTTCTTGAAACCAGTGCGGCTTGAAGACCTTAGGCTTCGACATCGCCGCGCTGAATCACGAGCGGGATATCCAACTTGCCCTCGATCTCGTGCTTGTCGCGCCAGTCGTCGGGCTTGCGGTTCTTCAGCCAGAAGAT